CCAACGCTAAACCAGTCGGGACCGTCACTCGCCAAGTGATGACCCCGCTAGCCATATCCTTGTCGTCAGGCAGGTCAGACAACAAGGGCGAATAGTCGTCATCCCACTTGACGAGCGACACCTTAGCCCCGTACACGGCCTGCGTGTTTATCATCTAGGCCGGGGCGGGGAAACAACTCTGGCCTCGGGCCCAGAGGTAAGATGACAGCGGGTCCGCTGCCACGTGTTTTGCAGATACCGTACCTGCCGTCGGTCCCTGGTCGCCGGGGAGAAGGATGCTGGAGTCATCAAACTGGAAGAGCTTGATGTCAGCCAGCGGCGCAGGGGCTGAAGCCATAAGCGAGACCAGAGCGCTGGTCCGCGCAGACCTCATCTTAAACGCCACCGTCATATGGTTGGCGCTGGAGCCCTTTTCGAGCATCGAAAACTGCTCGAAGCAGGACTCGGCCCGCTCACACCCCGGCGTGACACGCGCACCGTACCCCTCCGCTTCGGCCGGGGTGCCGAATTGATCGTGAGCCAACAACGAAGTCGGCTCGACCCAGAAGTAAGGCGCGACAGTCTTGAACTTCAAGTGGCGGTCCACGCCCCCCGACTGCTCAAGCGCACGCGCCCCGACCGTGCAAAAGTGGCTCTCAGCCACGCCAGAGGAGGTGCTAAGCCCGAACACGCTCCTCAGTGCCCCCATGTACAGAGGCGCAAACCTGCCCAGGTCGCCAGCAATCTGGCGCCCGACCGCACGCGCATCAGCATCGTCCGGACTAGGGTCGACGGTTCCGGCAGGGGCTAGGTCGCCGTGCGCGCTCGAGAACACGCTCGGGTAGAGCCCCCCCGCCCCGGGAACCAGCGGGTCACAATGTGCGACTGCCGCCGCCGTCTTGAGTGCAATCGCGTCGACCCAAGCAGCCTGCGCAGCTATGGAGGTCGACGCGAGCGCCGGAAGGGCCGGGTAATGCCGGAGGGCCTGGTTGATCCCCCCGGACGGCACGCGGAACCTATCGTGGCGCAGGAGGGCGCGCATGAAGCCGCCCTCGTCCGTGTGAGCGACGACGCTCACGACACGATGTACGCCGCGAGTCACAGCGTACGCGAAGAGGTCACCCGCCCCGGAAGTCTCCATGTTCGCCCCCAAGACACGGAGAGCTTCCACGCAGGCCGTCGCAAAGGCAGGCCCGCCCACGCCCGGAACCACGGGCTGGTTTGTGTTGGCGTCTAGCCGCAAGACGTCGGTGGTGACCGACGCCCCGCACCCGTTCGCCGCGGCGGTCAAGACCGCAAACACACTATCATTACCGACAGTGTCTACTGTCCGTGGTATAAACACGGACGAAATCGATGCCGTCTGGGGCGAGTCGAGCGTCCCCAGCGCCACCACCCGGGTTGGAGATCCGCCACGGAGGGCCCCCGTGTCGATCGACCCGTAGGTGGCTGCCGACGCCACCCCCATCGCCAACCTCTCGACAATCGCCGTGAGGTCCATCTTCTGCCACTGAGGCGAGAAGTTGCTGAACCTGCGGGCTAGGCCTTCAAAGTTGGCCGCCTCCGCAGGATTGATATCGACGGAACAGTCGATAGGCATTGCTGACTCACTCGGGGGAGCCAGCGCGTCACGGGCCTTCTTGTAACGACGCCCGACCTCGTAAAAGATCGAGCGGCCCACAGCAGATTGTGACCCGTGGTCTGGGTACTGCGCGAATACGCCGGCGCGGTAACGGCGGAAGGTGTTATCATCAGGGATGACCCCACCAACAGGGTCAGCCAGGGTACCATTGAGGTACGATCCCGAAACGGTCGGGAAACCGGAAGATGTGGCATTAGCCATAGTTATTTTGCGTTCTTGCAAGTCCGATTAGAATAGTTTGTGAGATCTTAGGAACCCTCCTTCACACCCTACCTAACTGGTCCCCTTCCGTGAAACGACCTTATTCAGGCCTCCCACGGTGCCGTAGCGCGGGGCGGGCTCGCCAGGACTTAGTCCCCTTTTACCAGGGAGGTCCACGACGCACCGGCGGGACTGCCGCCGGGCAGGGCCTTGCGGCCAACGATAGAAGTCCGGAAACCTTTCGG